CTCCAGAGACGACCCATTAAACCACCTGAACGATTCTTGCGAGTAGAAGGCATTTTTTTCTACATAGTAAAAATGTTTTATATTCGTCTACTTTTGAAGATTATCACGAATATCCATGAGGGCAAACCGACTTTTCGGAACCAGACTCGGAAAGTCTTCTTTGGGCGAATTGAGTATTTCTTCTAGACGCACTCGGAGAACTTCGTAGAGTTGTTTACGTAGATTTATAAAGAATCCTGTATTTTTCTTGTGAACCACCTTTGACATTCTTAAAAGGCAGTCTGCATATTCCTGAACTTCATGTACTTTTCCTTCCACCCATCCAAGTCTTGAAATATTACAAATGAGAATTTCAAATGTCTTTTCAAGTGCGGCTAAATCAACTGTTTCCATAATTACAAGTTCAGCCAAGAATTGACTGTATCCGAGGCGATACTTCTTTTCAAGATTGCGCTCAATAAATTCTTTATAATTGGCTGAATCTGATTCATCCACATCATGGAAAATAGTCAAATACGCATGAAAGAGTTCGCTCATCTCCGTTTGAATTACAGGATAGGTCGTTCGGAGTTCACTTAATAGACGTGCATAGAGGGGGCAGTACATATCTTCTGCCGCCGCCTTCTTGAAGACGAGGCGCATAAACTCTTTCGTAAAATCGGTCTGGCCGCTATCAAGAATCTGATAGAGAAAGTCACGTACATCTGTATATGTCGATGCACTGAATTTATTTAACTTATTTAAGATAATTGTGTTAAGAATTGTATCATCAATACCAGCATCTGTATTTTTGAAGCGACTCTGGTATTTCTGATTTTGTACAATTGGCCCCTGGGCCCCTTGGCCTCCATGAGCCCCGTTACCCCCCTGGTGTTCAGCAGGAGGGGTATTCTTCCAACGATTATTTGGTGGCAGTTGAACTGGATGTTGCGTATGTCCCTGTTGACGTACTCGTGATGGATTGGTGGTATTTCCGGAAATACCACGTCTCCAATTTGGTACTGCAGCCTCATTCTCATGAAGAAGGTGATCAATCGCTCGTAACTTTGATAAAACCTCTTCAGTTACTTGAGGTGCGCGATGTCTTAAAGTAAGAATCGCTTGAATGGTCTCTTCGGTGCTTCTTGCTGAAGCCATCGCTAGTGTATACTTCATTTTCTTTCTTTTAAATCATGCGCACGCGGTCCTTTATCAAATTTAACTCCTCTCGCTTGAAAAATGGATATCAGATCTGAAATGGGCTCAGATGAGTGGCTCAAGCCGCTTGGCTTTCAACTTGATGAGACACGTGCACTTTTTCTAAAAACAATTCAAACTCTGAAAACAACGCCCGAGGCCATTCGCACCGTACAAGAACCTATTCATCGACTGCGTGAAACTGTTCTTGTTACAAACGTCGAAAAGGTGAATCGTCTTTTTTTTGAACTGAAGGGATTTGAAGAGAAACTCACCGAATTTCGTACGCAGCCAAAGGAATGGGAGGCGGAGAGTCTCTCTCAACTCGTATTTACACAGGAATGGTCGCGACCTCTGAATGAAGTGCCTTTTTTACTTCCTGCCCTCTCCATCTTCAAAATCTACGTAGTCCCTTTTTTTGCTGTATTAATTCCGCTGATTGCATGGATTCTACCATTTATCATTCTCAGATTTTTCTTCAAGATTCCCATGCCATTTGATACATATTTGACCACGTTGTCGTCAATGTGGCTCGGTGGAAAACTCTGGTCAACAATGAATATAGGGGAACGGGCGCGTATTCTCTTTCAAACCTGTTGGACCGCCTTTGGCATGATTCAGGGTGTGATTCAACCCATTCAACAAGCATTCCACATGAAAAAAATAGATGACCAGATTCTTGAACGCGGTCAGTTCTTCCAGGCGTATTGTGCTAAACTCAAGGAGTTTTTTACGACCTATAGCGCAGTGACAGGTCGCACAATTTCATGTCCTCACCTCGATATCTGGCCAACTGAAGAGCCGCGCCAACTCTATGCATATGTTCGTGACCACCCTACAGATCTTTCATGGATTACACACACACTTGCAAAACATGAAATTCAGTGGTGTCTTGCTATCTGTCCTGAACTCTGTTTTACAAAACTCACTCGCACACAGGGCCCTTCTTGTAAATTGATCAACTTTTTCGATCCGAGTATACCGGCTGAGAAGCGGGTCACTTCTTCCTTCATTTCCCGCGGGCACACGGTCTTGACTGGACCAAATAAGGGCGGAAAATCCTCTATCCTACGGGCTCTCCTGCTGAATGTCTGGCTTTCACAGACATATGGCGTTGCATTTGCTACAGCGGCTACACTCACTCCATTTTCCTGGATTGAATCGGGCCTTCGTCTTGTTGACCAACCTGGAGCCCAGAGTCTTTTTGAACGGGAACTTGCATTTGCATCCAAAGTTCTACGACGAAGTAAATCGTCTGAACAAGGGCTTCTTCTATACGATGAACTTTTCCACAGTACAAATCCTCCCGATGGAACAAAAACTGCAAAGAGATTTTTAGAAAATTTATGGACATCTGATTCTGTGCTGAGCGTTGTCAGTACACATGTGTTTGAACTCGTAGAGACTTCTCCTAAATATGTACAGCGGCTCTGTGTTCCCGCAAGTCTTTCAGATAGTGGTATCCGTTTTTCGTTTACACTCGTACCCGGTATTTGTAAAGTTAGCAGCGTTGAAGAACTTTACAAGAAATTCGGATTTCCTGCTGCGGGCAATTCGAGCACCTTAAGTTAAGATTCCCTAGCAGAATAATGAACTCTAGCGGTTTTACGGAATCTCTGACGATTGGTATTACGCTCACACTTGTCTTTGGCGCTGTCTGTTTCTATCTCTACAGCCGCCTAGTTCAGAATGAAAAGAGAGTTTCACTCATTGAGAGCATTCTGCTTGATGTAAAGATGTCAATGGAGATGGTCGGCCAGGGACATGGCTCTCATAATGACCATGGTCATGACGAAATGGCCGTTGAACAGGTTGAGGCGGTCTCTGCACCTGAGCCCCTCAGCCAGACTGATGTAGATAGTTCTGAGGAGGAACTTTACAAGGATGTTCTCCAGCAGGTTGAGCGTCAGCCTGAGATGAAGGCATTTGAGGTGACTGATTCCAAGGTGACCCCGAAGACGGAACCGGTTCAGGTGACTAAGGTCAGTCCGACCTATGAGTCAATGTCTGTGAAGGAACTGAAGGACCTTGCCAAGAAGCGCTCTCTCAAGGTACCCAGCGGAGCAGGTCGCAAGGAACTGACTGAGGCTCTTCGTAAGGGTGATGTACCTGCCTCGGTGCCTGAGGGAGCACCCCCTGCCATTGAAGGTGCACTTCTTGAGGAGGATGCCGAACTCACATCTTAAGGAGATATAGATGGACGCGAAACTCTTCCGCCTTCCAACGGAACCGACCTATTATACAAATCTTTCTGAAAGTCAATCCAAGCAGGCCTTTGTTCAACGACTCACACCAAAGGGTGTCTATGCAATTGCACCTGTACCTGATGCACGTTACCCCGGTTGGGCAGCACCTATGCAGGATGCTGCCGTATTAACTGACTACAGGACGCATTGCAGTGGAAATATTCCTGCTGGAATGCAATATTCAGTCCACCTCTGGTCACAGAGGAATACGGATGCTATTATCAATCTATCGCGTGAGCGCCAGAGTATCAATACGGGAGCCAATCTGGGTTTCGATAATACAATTGTACCACCCCCTGCAAGCGTAGTACAGTGTGATGCTTTCGGATGCTCAGGATACAACACAAATCTCCGAAACGGAATTGGCCAGGAGCGCCAGGAGCACCTACCTGCACTGTTTGGAACCTTCAATACGAATGTTCCCCTACAGACTCAGGAAGTTCCTCCTGTGACTCGCCGCTTTGAAGGTGGTCGCAACTCTGCTCGTGGCCGCTCCTTTGAGGCGCTCGGGTCAGGCGGTGTTGGCTCAGCAAATCTTGGCGGCACTTTTATACGCGCTGCTTAAGCAATCATTAAATACTAAAACAGAATGAACAAGGGTACACTCTGTTTTGATATTGGAATTAAGAATCTTGCCTGGTGCATCACTACTGTAGCAGGTGAGCAGATTACCATCAATGGGTGGGGAAACTATAATCTACTGGAGGAGCGCGCCTCAGATGAAGCCGGTACAAAGGCACCTTCATGTGCCTCCTGTAGTGCGAAGGCGCGATTCAGTTCAGCCACTGGACTCTCGTGCGCCCGCCACGTACCTGCTTCTGCTCCTCTTTTGAAGGATGCCAGTGGTAATCTCTTTACAAAGATTCCTGGGGCTCCGCAACTTCGTGCAATTCTCACTGAAAAGGGTGTGAAGCCGATGCCAAAGACAAAGGATGCCATGGTGGCCGCCGTTCAGGCATTTGCTTCACTACCGGTTGTGAAGATCAAGGTGCCTCATGCAGCCGCAATTGATGTTGCACAGATTCACGATGCAATTCGGACCTTTGTAATAAAAGAACTCAAGCCATTTTTTGGTATTCTAGGAGAGGTTCGTCTGGAAAATCAGCCCGTTCTGAAAAATCCGGTAATGAAAACGGTCCAGATGCTTCTCTATGCAACTCTACGGGATGCTTTTCTTAATGCGGGTCATCCGACTATTCCTTTCAAACTGGTTCACGCAGGCATGAAGGTCAAGGGAAAGGCAACAGGAACAGCAGGATATGCAGACCGTAAGAAGGGTTCAGAGGATCGCACAGAAGCCGCACTTGTGAAGACAACAGTTGTCCGAGGAGCGGAGTGGCTGGCCTTTTTCAAGGGAAATAAGAAGCGCTCTGATCTTGCAGATGCATTTTGCATGTGTCTTGATTCGATGCCTGCGGTAAAGCCTGCTTAAAAAGTCCTTGGAAATTCAAAAGAAGGAATGGCAACCATTCACCAAATGGAAGAAGTCTCTCGCCAGATGGGGGCTCCCGATTTAGGGTTAAGCGATGAGATCGGTAATGTTATTAACCTGAACGATATGGGTGACGATCTCGGAATGAGTCTGCTCGCAAATCCGAGTAAAGTCAACTCGAATAATTCAAACTCCGGCCAAACAGTCAATATCTCTACGAGTCGCTCTGAGCCGCCTACAATCAGTTTCTCACAGGGAGGAGGTGGCGGCATTGGTCTCCAGGAGGTTGATATTGCGCCACTTGAGCCGCTGAACCTCGGATCTGATTTTGGAAGTGCTCCTATTAATATCGAGATTCGCAAGGAGCAGAGCGGCGATGTGGGTGCAAATCTCTTTTCAAACTCACAGACGGCTACGGGACCTGTCTTTTCACTCCCTGCAAGCCGTGACCCTGATGCAGAGAAGAAGGAGAAGGTGGAACTCATTAATAAGCTCCAACGCCTGGAGGCGAAGGGTTTCCCTGTCACTCGCCATTTTACAATGGACAACAGTCTTGAGGAGATTAAGCAGGAGTATCTCCGTCTCGTAGATGCCAGAAATCTGGAGGGAAGTCTCCGTTTTCAGCGTCAGATGATGATGGGCCTCGTTACTGGTCTCGAGTGGATGAACAATAAGTTCGATCCGTTTGATCTGAAACTCGAGGGCTGGTCTGAGTCCGTTCACGAGAATGTCGAGGATTTCGATGAAATCTTTGAGGAACTCTATGATAAGTACAAGGACCGTGGAAAGGTGGCTCCTGAAGTGCGCTTTGTCATGGCGCTTGCTGGCAGTGGTTTCATGTGCCACATGAGCAACTCCTTCTTCCGTCAGAAGATGCCGAGCATGGATGATATTCTGAAGAAGAACCCTGAATTAGCGAAGCAGATGGCTGCAGCGGCGGCTGCTCAGGCGGGCCCGGGCTTCGGCAATTTCATGGGCATGGCGATGGGTGTACAACCGTCGCAGCCGCAGGCCTTTGGTGGAGTGCCGCAAATGCCCCAGATGCCTCAGCAGATGCCTCAGCAGATGCCCCAAGCAGGGCCGTTCAATAACTCCGCTCGTGTACCGAATATACCGCAACCGGTTGCGTCCGTTGAGCCTCCTCGTGTAGCCCGTAGGGAGATGCGTGGTCCCAGTGGTGTTGATGATATCCTGAAGACATTTGCAGAGGTTCGCCAGGCGGAGGCCATGAGTGATGTTTCAAACATGAACATGGCTCAAATGGGTTCTGCCACGGCCGCCGCGGAGATGCAGAGTGTCCATTCTGAGGAGATTCGCAGCCAGACAGAGTCTGTTCGCACCTCAGGAGGTCGTCGTAGAAAGCGCAATGCCCCGATTCTGGGCAACGAACTGAGTATCAATGTATAATTTCATATGCGCATTTGTAAAATGCTATTATGAAAAACTCTGAAGGGCTGCTAAATTCTGTCCATAAATCTCAACTGGTGCTGGCTTCTCCTGTTTGCCTTCGCCTGCGGCCGCAGGCGCTGCCGTTCGAGCCTGCTTTTCACTGAGACGGCGCAGAATTTCACTCTCTTCGGCGGTAAGACCAGTCGCAGGGCTTATGAACTCCTCTTTATCTTCAGTACCTCCCAAGTAGAGACTACTATTTTCATTAAATAAGAATGAGAGAAGTGCTAGTACAATAATGCTCATAAAGAGGGCAACAAGTACATTGCGAGTTGCAACGAAAATAACTGTAAAAACTAAAATACGGCGAACCCAGACTTGTTGAAAAAACTTCTCCTGGCCCTTTGAAATCTCGAGTTGAAGGAACCGACCTCCAAGATTCAATAGTAACATCATAGTTCCAATAAAATACGGATTCGTATTCAGACTGTTTAGAATTACATCAATTGGATTTGCAACTTCTACAGCGGCTGCTACGGCAGCGACTGCGGGTGCGGCATTTGCTACACTCATCTACTCATTCATTAGTTTTTGGACGGCGTCTCAGCGCCAGTTTCCAACCAAGGCTTTGTCAAGCGTGAAAGGTCATTCAGATAGAAAAAGAGGGCAAGGGCTGCCATAATTCCAACCGTAGGACACCAGACAAGCGCCGCAATGAGCGTGAGTACAAGAAAGAGACGCCAGTACGGAAACTTATATAAATAGACCCACTCAACCGGGTACGGAGTATGAAACAGAGAACCTTCAAAAAGATTCCAGGCGAAAAATGCAACAGTTACAAGAAGTCTGGCCGTTGCATCAACAACCCCTCCAGGACTGAGAGCACTTTCCCATGCCTCCATCTACCTGTATCGCCGATTATCTAGAGACACTTGAATTCTGAACACCACCGCCAGAACTGTAACCGCCTCGGGTATCGTCAATCATACTCTCTCTCGTCATCTTCTCTTCTTCAATTGATGTCGGATTCTCATTTAGAGTCCGCTCAACAAACCATCGTTTCGTTTTCGGTATCATAATTTTAGAGGTTTCACCACCACTTCCAAATCCCTCCTGGACAGTGGCCATGCGAGATCCAATTAAAAGACTTACAGAAATGGCTGTCAAAAGTCCCAAGACCCATCCGTATTCACTGGTAATAAAGACAACGAGGACAAGTGCCAGGCACCGACCAAGAAATGAATCGGCTTGATGATGAATAGCCTGAGGAATCGTGTCTTTAAACACAATAATGAGTACAGTGGCAATATATAGTAATAACATGATAGACGACTTTGATTTTTGTATGAAGTCTAAGGCGGCTTCTTGAAGTGTGGTCATTCCTATTGTCTAAACACTTTTCTTTGCTGACCACAGAGAGTGGGTCAGATGAACTACTGTTCCTTTGATGATGCATTCCCACAAATTGGACCCACAGCCCCTGGTTGCAGGGACCAAAAAGGCAGTGAGGCGGCTCGCAAAGAAGAGAGAAAAAAGGCAAAGCGTTGTAAGGGTCCTCCAATGACTTTTCTTGATTTAGATCCTGATCGTCCGGCTGTTCAGCGTGTACCGTCTGTTCCGCCGCTTAATAAAGAGACGGGACTCCGGGAGCATGCACCTGTAGATGCTCCTCAAGCAGAGCCCTTTACAGGAGATGTTCCATACGATTTAACAAGTGAACGGCAGCCTGATGATGCCGGTCAAATTGCTCGGAATACATTTCCTAAGGTTCCGAAAAATACTAAACTGGTTAGATCTTCTACGGGGGCCCCCAGTTACTTTGGAACAAAATACAGCGATGAAGGATTTGAGAATCAGAATTTAACAATGCCTCCGCCACCGTTTACAAATGTGATTGGACAGGATCCGGCCTATTCTGATTTGAACAGTGCCTTCAGGCAAGGAAATGGCGTTGCGAAGGCGAGTGCACTTGCTCCGACACCATCTGTAAGTGATTTCTGGAAGCCGATGACCAAATCAGGTGCTAATACGGCCTTTTATGATGAACTACCACCTCCAGGAGGACAGATGCCGAAGGGCACTCCAATGATAGAAGAGTCTGTATCAAAGAAACTTGATTTACTGTTTGCTCGTCTCGATGATTTAGAATCACGGCGGGGCGAGAATACTCAGACGGAGATTTTACTGTTTGTTATGTCTGGACTCTTTGTGCTGTTTTCAATGGATATTGTATCACGTCAGGCTGCTAGGATTCGTCTTATATAGAATATAGCGCTGAAAGACCAATTGGATTTAATACTGTAGGTACACTTCCTACACCTGGTTTGGTAATTGCTGCTAATCCTCCTAGGCCACTAGGGCCACTAGGGCTACCAGGGCCAGGAGGAGCACCAGGAGCAGCAGGGCCAGATCCAGGACCAACTAAATCAGCCACTGTACGAAGAAACTGTATATCAAACATGCTTGAACCCTTCGGCATTTTTGATATAGGCACAAGGCCCTCCAAAATACTCATAATATCCTTTCGTGTAAAGATAACCTGTCCAATCTTCTGTTTTTGAAGACTGACAATGGCTGGTGCAATTCCAGCAAATGTCTTTCTAAATAGATTTGCACGGTCAATCTGCACAAGTTCATAGAGTTCTTGTAGGAATTCTCGTACAGGCTCACACTCTTGAGTTAAGAGTAGATTTTGCTCTTTAAAGCACCGGTTCATCACTAAACGAGTCAAGACTTCACTACGCTTCTTCAGAAGACTCTCCTTACGCGTTTGGAGTTCAGAGAGCGGAGCAGGGCCCTTTGCAGATTCAATAAACTTTTCAGTAATTCCAATATCGGCAAAAAAAGCCTTTTCAGAGTCTGAAAATGTTCCCTCATCCCATTCCTTCTGAACAGCAAGTGTGGGTTTGCGCAGCTCAAAGACAGCCACTCCAATACGAACAGCCACAGTACCCTTAAGTTTGAGCACATACGGGTCAGGTTGGAGAGGGGGTGGTGCGGCCGCAGGCTTAGGTTCTACAGGTGCAACTTCAACAACAGGCTCCTCTGCTACAGGAGGTGCCGCAGCAACGGGTTCCTCTTCGGTAACTTCAGTCTCTTCCTCTTCTTCCGTGTCCTCAAATGTAAATAAAACATACTTACGTCGTAAATATTCTTTTGCATTTACAGCCGTTTTTGGAGTATCAACAGCATAGAATTTATCAGGAGTTAGTTTAAACAGTGATTTTGGCTTGTAGTCACCATCCTTCTCTTCGAATTTTAAAAGATCACCTCCTGTTTCTTTTGGTGTAAGACCAATATAGTCTTTTGGAACTTCGGGAGGAGGAACACCTGTTGGTGATAAAAGAAGGCTATACTGCTTTCCCTCTTTTACATACGGAATAGAGATTGATGCCGGTTCAAGAAACAGAAATTTCTTTTCGGCCTTATCTTCGCGATGTTTCGAATCCCAGACAATCTGATTTTTGGGACCCGTGCGATCATACAGAAAATAGACTTCTGCAGGTGTTTCAGTGACAAGCCGTATATACTTTTTAAAAATTAAACTAAAAAGTGTAATATTGTCAAGTTTGGAAAAAAAGATATAGATAAAATTCTTTTTCTTAATTTTATCATTCGCAATTGTTTTTAC